TCAGGCGCGGACCAGCCGATGCGGGACAGGGAGATCGATGGGGCGGCGGGCATGGACAGGGGCTTTCATGGCGGCAAGGCGAAGCGGCGTTGCAGTCGGAAGCATGTCCATGGCGGTTCGATCCTTCGATAGTCGGCGGCGACTGTAGCAGGGAAAGGCGATCAGAGCCAGCCGATGCTCTTGAAGCGCCAATAGAGCAGGCCGCAGATGCCGCCCATCAGACCAAGCGCGAAGGGGTAGCCGAGCAGCCAGCCCAGTTCGGGCATGTGGCGGAAATTCATGCCGTAGATGCCCGCGATCGCGGTCGGCACGGCAAGGATCGCGGCCCAGGCGGCGAGCTGGCGCGTGATCGCGCCTTGCCGCTGCTGTTCGAGCAGGCCGTTCGTTTCGATCACCGAGGCGGCGACGTCGCGCAGGCTGACGAGGCGGAACTCGGCGCGCTGCACATGGTCCCATATGTCGCGGAAGAAAGGGCGCACGGCGGCGTCGATGTGCGGCAGCTCGTCGTCGGCGGCGAGGCGGGCCGCGACATCCTTCATCAGCCCGGTGATCCGCTGGAACCGGATCAGTTCGTGCCGCTGCGCATAGAGATGACGGATTTCCGCGGCATCCAGCGGCGTGTCCATCACGCTTTCCTCGACCGCCAGCATCCGGTCCTCGATCGCGTCGATGACCGGGAAATAGCCGTCGATGATGAAGTCGAGAATCGCATAGAGGACGTAGTCGGGGCCGTGCGACAGCTTCGCGGGCAGCGATTCCAGCCGCGCGCGCACCTCATCGTGCGCGCGCGCCGAACCGTGGCGCACGGTGACGAGGAAATTGGGGCCGAGGAAGATCGCCGTTTCGCCTGAATGGATGGTGTCGCCGTCGAGATTGGCGGTGGCGGCGATCACGAAGAGCTGGTCGCCATAGACGTCGACCTTTGGAAGCTGCCGGGGTTTCGACGCATCCTCGACCGCGAGCGGGTGGAGGCCGAAGCGTTCGGCGATGCCCGCGAGTTCGCCCGGCGTCGGTTCGAACAGGCCCAGCCAGAAGAAATCGCCGTTTCCCGAATCGTCGGGGATCGACTCGTCCGCGCCGAGGTCGCGGACGAGCTGGCCTTCGTGATAAACGCGGGCGGCCTTGACGGGCATGGGCGGCTCCCCTGGTCGGATGCCGGTTGTCGTAGAGTGTTGCGGGATAGCTGACAAACGCTTTCAAATCCAAGAAAAGCCCCGGGCTCCCGCCTTCGCGGGGGTGCGCTGTCTTTTGACACAAGTAGGATTAATAACCAGATAGGTTATTTTCTATTGACATCGTCACGCTGATATGGCACATATGTTCCATCATCGAAAATTGCGAGTCGAGACGGCGCGCCTGTTCCCATGGGGGAGCGGGGCGGGTTTCCTTGCGTATAGGGAGGCGGCGATGGCGGGGAAGGTGAAGGCCGGGGCGCGGCCGGGGCGTGCGGAGATGGACCTGTTCCTGGAGGCGCTGGCCGAATCGTCGAACGTCGCCGCGTCGGCGCGGCAGGCCGGGACGAACGCCAACGCCATGTACCGCGAGCGCCGCCGCAACGCGGGTTTCGCGGCGCGTTGGCACGAGGCGCTGTGCGAAGGCTTCGCGCGGCTGGAGGCGGAGTTGCTGTCGGAGGCGCTCGTCGCGCCGAACGGCAATGTCAAGGATGCGACGCTGAAGTCGCGGGCGCAGAAATACCGGCTGGGGCTGGCGCTGCTGGCGGCGCACCGGGCGGCGGTGCGCGGGGCGAAGCTGCCGGTGGCGGGTTCGGCGGGGCAGGCCGACCCGCGCGGACGGCTGGGGCAGCGGCTGCGGGCGATGCAGGCGCAGGAGCGCGCCGCCGAGAGCGACGGTGACGCGTGAGGCGCGCGATCGACTGGGCGCGCGAGCCGCCCGAGGCGCTCGACCGCTGGCTGGCGCGGCTGCGCCCGGCGCGGGCGGCGGCGCTGTTGACGGACTGGAGCTGGTGGCGGCGTGAGGACCAGTGTCCGCCGGACGGCGACTGGCACGTCTGGCTGCTGCTGGCAGGGCGCGGTTTCGGCAAGACGCGCACGGGTGCGGAATGGACGCGCGCCTTTGCCGAGGCGAACCCCGGCGCGCGGATCGCGCTGGTCGCCGCCTCGCTGCACGAGGCGCGGCAAGTGATGGTCGAGGGGGAGAGCGGTCTGCTGGGAATCGCGCCGGATGATGCCCGGCCCGACTATGAAAGCAGCCTGCGGCGGCTGACCTGGCCGAACGGCGCGGTCGCGACGCTCTATTCGGCGGCGGAGCCCGACAGCTTGCGCGGTCCCGAACATGCGGCGGCCTGGTGCGACGAGATCGCCAAATGGCCGCAGGGCGAGGCGGCGTGGGACAATCTGATGCTGACGATGCGCATCGGCGAACGGCCGCGCGTGGTGGCGACGACCACGCCGCGCGGCGTGCCGCTGGTGCGGCGGCTGATGCGCGAGCGGGGCGTCGCGGTGACGCGCGGTGCGACACACAGCAACCGCCACAATCTGTCGCCGACATGGCTGGCGACGATGGACGTCCTGTATGGCGGCACGCGGCTGGGGCGGCAGGAACTGGGCGGCGAGATGCTGGAGGATGTCGAAGGCGCGCTGTGGAGTCGTGCGCTGGTCGAGCGCTGCCGCGTCGCGGCGGACGGCGTGGGCAAGCCGCGGCGCGTCGTGATCGGCGTCGATCCGCCCGCGACCAGCACCGGCGACGCCTGCGGCATCGTCGTCGCGGCATGGCTGCGCGACGGGCGCGTGGCGGTGGTCGAGGACGCCAGCGTCGAGCGGGCCGCGACGCATGCGTGGGCGCAGGCCGTCGCGGCGGCGGCGGCGCGCTGGGGCGCCGATCGCGTGGTCGCGGAAAGCAATATGGGCGGCGAGATGGTGACGGCGGTGCTGGCGCAGGCCGATGTGGCGCTGCCTGTTGTCGGCGTCCATGCCAGCGTCGGCAAGGCGCGTCGTGCGGAGCCCGTGGCGCTGGCCTATGAGCGCGGGCAGGTGGTCCATGCGGGCGCGTTCGAGGCGCTGGAGGACCAGCTTTGCGGCTTGCAGATCGGCGGGGGTTACGCGGGGCCGGGGAGGTCGCCGGACAGGGCCGATGCGTGCGTGTGGGCCGTGGCGGAGCTGCTGGACGGGATGCGGCTCGGAAAGGCGCCGGGGGTACGGCGAGTTTGAAGTCGGGGATGCGCGATCCGGCTTTTCGGGTTCGTCATGCTGAGGGGCTGACTCATAAGTCGCGCGAAGCCCCACTTCCCCTTGAAAAGCCGCGTACCCCCGCCTTCGCGGGGACATACGCTTATGGGGCAGACTCTGAACTTGTTTCAGCATCCATGACCTGCACTACCCTTCAAATGCGGCGTGTTTTGTTTCACACAAAGACACTGAAGAGGTCGCGCTTGCCGCGAAGCGGCTTTCTCTTTCGACATTGCAACAGGCTGCACCGTCGATGGGATACAGGGCCCATCGGCCCAAACCGCCCTCTTCGTGTCTTTGTGTGAGAAACAACTGGCGCTGCCTTCACGGGCGAGCGCCAGGCCATGGATGCTGAAACAAGTTCGGCATGACGATGGTGGAGAGGGCGGTTTTTCGGCGCTTTGTCGCGATAGATCACAGGAGACAGCTATGAACTGGTTTGGCCGCAAGGCCGCGCGGGATGCCGCGCGGCCTGCCTTGTCGCGCGTGCATGGCGGGTGGTCGGCGCCCGCGCCGCTGACCTATGAGGCGCAAGTGCGCGACGGCTATCTAGGCAACGCCATCGTCCAGCGCGCGGTGCGGCTGGTCGCCGAGGCCGCCGGGTCGGCGCCGCTGTGCGCGAGCGATCCGGCGCTCGCCGCGCTGGTCGCCGCGAACACCGGCGGGCAGGGGCTGGTCGAGACGCTGGCGGCGCAGTTGCTGCTGCACGGCAACGGCTATGTGCAGATATTGGCGGGCGAGGCGGGGGTTCCGGTGGAGCTGTTCGCGCTGCGGCCCGAGCGCGTGACGGTCGAGGCGGACGGGCAGGGCTGGCCCGTCGCCTATCGCTACAAGGCGGGCGGGCAGGGCGTGGTGCTGCCCGCCGAAGACGCGGCGGGGCGGACCGCGGTGGTGCATGTGAAGGCGCTGCACCCGCTCGACGACCATTATGGCGCGGGGTGCCTGTCGGCGGCGACGGGCGCGATCGCGGCGCATAATGCGGCGGCGAAGTGGAACCGCGCGCTGCTCGACAACGCGGCGCGGCCGTCGGGGGCGCTGGTCCACGATCCGGGCGACAAGGGGATGCCGCTGTCGGCTGAGCAGGTCGACCGGCTGCGCGAGGAACTGGCGGAAGGGTTCGCGGGCGGGGCCAATGCCGGGCGGCCGTTGCTGCTGGAAGGCGGGTTGAAGTGGCAGGCGCTGAGCCTGTCGCCCGCCGACATGGATTTCCTGGCGCTGAAGCATTCGAGCGCGCGCGAGATCGCCATGGCGTTCGGCGTGCCGCCGATGCTGCTGGGCCTGCCGGGCGACGCGACCTATGCCAATTACCGCGAGGCCAACCGGGCGCTGTGGCGGCTGACCGTGCTGCCGCTGTGCGCGAAGATATTGGGCGCGCTGGCGCAGGGGCTGGCGGGCTGGTTCGAGGGGGCGGCGCTGCGCGTCGACCTCGACCGCGTGCCCGCGCTGGTCGACGACCGCATGGCGCTGTGGCGCGAAGTGTCGCGCGCGGACTGGCTGAGCGGCGAGGAGAAGAAAGCGCTGCTGGGCGTGGGGTAGGAAATAGGTTCACGCGGAGACGCGGAGACGCGGAGAATTTGTTTCGCGCAGAGACCGCAGAGGAAAACACCCGTGTATCTCCGCGAAGGCGGGGACCCATCTCCCGCCGGTTCCATCTTGCACCAGCGGGAGATGGGCCCCCGCCTTCGCGGGGGCGCACGGCTTTTTTACTCTGTGCCCTCTGCGCGAATTTTTCCAACAGTGCGGAGATGGCGACATGGATCAGGATGAGGCGCTGGCGCGGTTGATCGCGCTGGCGGGAACTGGGGCGGGGACAAGTGCGGCCAGTGAGGGCGCGGCGCTGCGCGCGCTGGTTGAGGAGGCGAGCGAGCTGGGCGCGCGGCGGGCGCTGGCGCGGCTGGGGCTCGCCGACGCGGCGGCACGCGAGGATATCGGCGACTTGCGGCAATTGCTGGGCGCGTGGCGCGACGCGAAACGCAGCGCGTGGAAAGCGGCGGTCGACTGGGCCGTGCGCGGCGTGCTGGCGGGGCTGGTCGTCGCGCTGGCGGTCAAGCTGGGGCTGGTGGGATTGCTGAAGTGAGGGTGGCGGCGGTTCGACAGGCCCTCCCCCCGGCCCCCGCCCGCTTGCGGGAGGGGGAGGTTCGGTTTGCGGGCTATGCGTCGGTGTTCGACCGTGTGGACCGGGGCGGGGACGTCGTGCGGCGCGGGGCGTTCGCGGCGAGCCTGAGCGAAGGGCGCGCGGTGCCGCTGTTGTGGCAGCATCGGCCGGGGGCGGTCGTGGGGACCATCGAGACATTGGCGGAGGATGCGCGCGGGCTGCGCATCGTCGCGCGCGTCACGCATCCGACGGCGGCGGGGCTGGTCGCGCGCGGGGCGCTGACGGGGCTGTCCTTTGGCTATCGGGTGCGGGCGGTGCGTGGCGGAATGCCGCGCGAGTTGCTGGCGCTCGACCTGGCGGAAGTGAGTTTGGTGGCGCGGCCGATGCAGGCGCTGGCGCGCGTGATCGCAGTGGAGCGCTTGCCTGATCGCGCGGAAAAAATTCGCGCAGAGACGCAGAGATCGCAGAGGGTTTGAGATTCGGAAAGTCGCGGCGGACGCGGGACAATATGGCGGCTTTGCCGCCTTTTTCTTTTCTCAGCGTCCTCTGCGCCTCTGCGCGCATTTTTGGAATTGGCTGAAGGAGTGAATGGCATGGACGATATGGAAATGAAGGCGGATGCGCTCGACGGGGCGTTCGACGCGGTGCTGGCGGCGGAGGCCGTCGACGAGCTGAAGGCATCGGTCGCGGCGCTGAAGGCGCAGGTGGAGCGGCAGGCGGTGACGGCGGCGCGCTTGCCGCTGGACGGGGCGAAGGCCGACGATCCGGCGAAGGGCGCCTTTGTCGAGCGCTATCTGCGGTGCGGGATCGACGCGGGCGTGGAGATGAAGAGCCTGTCGGGCGCGAGCGGAGCCGAAGGCGGCTATGCCGTGCCGCGCGAGATCGACACCAGCATCGCCGCGACGCTGAAAGGCCTGTCGCCGATCCGGTCGATCGCCACGGTCGTGCAGACGGGGACGAGCGGATACCGCAAGCTGGTCGCGACGGGCGCGTTCGGCGCGGGCTGGGTCGGCGAGACGGCGGCGCGGCCCGAAACGGCGGCGCGCGGCTTTGCCGAAATCGCGCCGCCGTCGGGCGAGCTTTACGCCAATCCGGCGGCGAGCCAGGCGATGCTGGACGACGCGATGTTCGACGTCGAGGGCTGGCTGGCCGACGAACTGGCGCGCGAGTTCGCGGTGGCGGAAGGCGCGGCCTTCGTCAGCGGCAACGGCACGAACCGGCCCAAGGGCTTCCTGTCCTATGCCGCGACGAACGAGGGTGACGGCGCGCGGGCGTTCGGGACGCTGCAATATATCGCGTCGGGCGCGGCGGGCGGCTTTGCCGCGTCGAACCCGCAGGACAAGCTGGTCGAACTGGTGCACATGCTGAAGGCGCCCTATCGCCAGGGCGCGTGCTGGGTGATGAACAGCGACACGCTGGCGCGCATCCGCAAGTTCAAGACCACCGACGGCGCTTTCCTGTGGCAGCCGGGGCTGGTCGAGGGGCAGGCGGCGACGCTGCTGGGCTATCCCGTCGTCGAGGCGGAGGACATGCCCGATGTCGCGGCGAACAGCCTGTCGATCGCCTTTGGCAATTTCCGCGCGGGCTATCTGATCGCCGATCGCGGCGAGACGCGGATTCTGCGCGACCCGTTCAGCAACAAACCCTTTGTGCATTTCTATGCCACCAAAAGAGTCGGCGGCGCGATCATCGATTCGCAGGCCATCAAGCTGATGAAATTCGCCGCCAGCTGAACGCCGGCGCGCGATGGACGCCCGGTCCGCTCCCCCGCCCCGGGGGAGCGGGCCAGTGCCGCCATATTTCCCTGACCCCCCCCCTGTTCCGAAAGGATGGCCTTGCCATGCCGAACCCCTTTTTCGCCGATATGGTGCGCGAGCTGTGCCACGAGGGCGGGACCGGGCCGCTGACGCCCACAGGCGCGGCGCCCGGCCATCGCTGCTTTGCGGATGCCGTTCCAGCGGACGCGTCCTTTCATTATGCCGTCGCGGGCGTCACCTGGCCCGCCGAGTGGGAATGCGGCATCGGCCATATCGACGCCGCCGGGCGGCTGGTACGCGATAGCGTCGCCGCTTCTTCGGACGATGGCGCGCGCGTCGATTTCGCGCCGGGGCTGAAGACGATCGCGCTGACCGTCGGCGCGGACTGGTTCGCGGGGCAGACGGCGCCCGTCGATGTCGCCGATCTGACAGCGGCGCTGGCGGGCAAGCAGCCGCTGTCGACGGGGCATGACGCCGCCGCGAACGGCGCGGACGGCGACATGGTCACGGTGCGGCGCGGCGCGGACTGGGTGAATATCCCGCTGGCGACGCTGGCCTATCGCGACGGGGCGGGGCGGCTGATCGCGGGCGCGCCGGCCGCCTGTGTCGACGGCTCGGCCGCCGCTCCGTCGATCGCTTTCGCCGACGACCCCGGAACCGGCCTTTACCGTCCCGGCGCGAACGTGCTGGGCGTCGCCACGGACGGCATCGAACGGATGCGGATCACCGCGGGCGGCCATGTCGGTATCGGCACGACGACGCCGTTCGTCTATGGCCTCAACTATCGGGCGTGCCATCTTGCGGCGTCGGCCGGCGCGCAGATGACGCTTGACGGCGGGGCATGCCGGGGCGTGCTATATTCCGATATCTCCCGGGGCGGCGGAACGACGCTGGGTAATGAGACTTTTCATCATCTGAATTTCATGACCAACGGCGCGCGATACTGGAGGTTGGAGGATATCGGCCACTTCCTTCCCCTGTACGACAATCTGTTGAGCTTCGGCGAAGGAGCGCGGCGTATCGCGGCGATCTATCTGGGCACGGCCCCGATCGTCACGTCGGACATTCGGATGAAGGCCTATCGCGCCGACCCCCCGCCGCGCGTGCCGGAGCTGGCGGCGGCGCTCGCGTGCTTCGACGCGTTCGGTTTCTTCCAGTTTGACGCATCGATCGCGCTGAAGGGCCCGGACGGAGCCCGCTGGCACTATGGGCCGCGCGCGCAGGCGCTGTGGGACATCTGCGCCGCCCACGGCCTCGTCGAAGCGCGGGGCGCGGACGGGCGTCCCGTCGCGGGATCGATTCCGCCCGCCTTTCTGTGCTGGGACCGCTGGGACGAGGATGTCGAGGAGCAGCGGGAAGCGGGCGATATCTTCGGCGTGCGCATCGACCAGCTGCATTCGCTGATGCTCGCGGCGCTGAACGGCGAACGCAAGGCGCAGGACGCGCGGATCGCGGCGCTCGCCGCGCGGATCGACGCGCTGGAGGCGGCGGCGTGATCGGCGGCGCGGCACTGGGCGCGCGGGCGATAAGCGACGCGGGCAGCCGCGACATGGCGAGCGAATGGGCCGGACCGGACCCCGCCTCGCCGCGTTCGCGCATCGCCGTCGCGCCCGACGACACGCGCCGCACGGCGATCCGCAGGCCCTGAAGACAGGAAAGGAACGGCGATGACGATGATGGTGAAAGACCCCGACGCCCGCGTCGATTTCGAGTTCGACTGGTCGGCCGCCTGTCCGGGCGGGCGGGCGATCGCCGCGAGCGATTGGAGCGTGATGCCCGGCGAGGCGGACGGCGTGGCGGTCGCGGCGTCGTCGCACGGGCTGGCGCGGACGGTCGTGACGCTGGCGGGCGGCGTCGTCGGCCGCGCCTATCGCGTGACCAACCGCGTGACGATGACCGACGGACAGGTCGACGAACGATCGATGACGATGCGCGTGGAGGAACGGTGATGACGACAAGCCTGCTGCCGGGCGAGCCCCCGGTGAGCCTGAACGAAGCGCGCGGCTGGCTGCGGATGGGAGCGACGGCGGACGATGCCGTCGTCGCCGGGCTGGTCCGCGCGGCGGCCGGTATCTGCGAGGCTTTCATCGGCCAGTGGCTGATCGTGCGCGCTGTGGAGGAAGTGGCGCCGCTGCGCGTGGGCGCGGCGCGGCCCGGCGCGCGGCTGAGTGCGCGGCCTGTGACGGTGGTGGACGGCGTGACGCTGATCCTGCCCGACGGCGGCGAGAGCGCATTGGAAGACGAGGCGTATCGCGTGACGATCGCGCGCGACGGCACCGCGCATGTCGCGGTGCACGACGCGCAGGGCGCGCAGGCCGTGCGCATCGCCTATCGCGCGGGGATGGCGCCGAACGCCAACGCGGTTCCGGAGGCGATCCGCCAGGGCATCGTCCGCATGGTGCAGTATCTGCACGAAGCGCGCGACGGCGCGGGGGCGGCTCCGCCCGCCGCCGTCGCGGCGCTGTGGCAGCCGTGGCGGCGGCTGACGCTGGGGAGCGGGCGGTGATCGGCGCGGAACAGGCCGTGCGCGCGCGGACGCTGGCGCTGCTGTCGCGTGACGATGTGCTCGCCGAGCGCGTGCACGGCGTCTTCGACGGCCAGCCGCCGCGCGCAAGCGCGCCCTATGTCGCGGTCGGCGGCGCCGAGGGAAGCGACTGGGGGACAAAGGACCGGCCGGGGCGCGAGGTTCGCCTGACGCTGACGCTGGCGGGCGTGGGAAGCGCGCTCGACGACCGGGCGGCGGGACGGATCGAGCGGATCGCGGCGACGCTGCGCGGCAAGGCGGACGGCTGGTCGATCGTCGGCGCGCGGATCGTCCGCACGCGCTTTGCCTTTGCGCGCGACGGCGGGTGGCGGCACGACATGGTGGTGCGGTGCCGGTGCCTGATGGGGTGAGTGGATAAGATCAGGCTGAGTGAAACATGGGCATGTCCCTGCGAAGGCAGGGATCCATCTCCTGCCGGTTCCATCTTGCACCGGCCGGAGATGGGCCCCCGCCTTCGCGGGAGCACGCGGCTTTTTTCTCGAAGCCTGTCTTCGCCTTCAGCTCGGCTGCGTGCCGGATTCGCTGTAGTCCTTGTACTTGTCGGTGAAGTTGGCGTGATAATCCTCGACCTGCATGTCGGCGTTGTCGGCGGCGTCGGCCGCTGAATCGCCGCCCGAGCGGTTGAGCGCGATCACGGCATTGCGGAAGGCGTCGCGTTCGGCGGTGCACACGGCCTTCAGGCTCATCTCGAATTCGGTCGGCGACTTCTTGTCGTTCAGCGACTTTTTCATGTGCGTGTTCAGGCATTTGGTGAACGCGACGCGCGTCGTGTCGACCGTCGCGCTGGGCGACTGGATCATGGCGGCGAGAACCAATGTGGTGATGAACATCCCGCGACTCCGTTTGCGAGTGGTTTATGATGAAGGAGATTATACGATGGCAGTCGAAAATGGGAGCGCCTTTCTGCTGAAAATCGGCGATGGCGCAGCGCCCGTCGCCTATCGCACGGTGGCGGGATTGCGCACGACGCAATTGTCCGTGAACGGCGAAGGCGTGAACGTCACGAACAAGGATTCGGGCGGTTGGCGCGAACTGCTGTCGGGTGCGGGCGTGCGGTCGGTTTCGGTGAGCGCGGCGGGGCTGTTCACGGGGTCCGACGCCGAGGTGCGGCTGCGCGGCCATGCGCTGGCCGGGACGATCGACGATTATGAACTGAGCTTCGAAAGCGGCGAGCGGATGCGGGGGCGGTTCCTGGTCACGCGGCTGGACTATGCGGGCGATTACAACGGCGAGCGCAACTATGCGCTGAACCTGGAATCGAGCGGTCCGGTGGTGAGCCTGTGAGCGCGGGCCCCAATGCCTTGCGCGGCGAGGCGGACCTGCGCGTGGGGGGAGAGACGGTCGTGCTGCGGCCGAGCTTTGCGGCGCTGGTGGCGGCGGAGGCGGAGATCGGCCCGCTGTTCGCGCTGGTCGAACGCGCGACCGACGGGCGGCTGGCGTTGACCGAACTGGCGGCGCTGTTCTGGCACTGCGTGAAGGACCGGCCCGACGCGCTGACGCGCGAGGCGGTCGGCGAGGCCGTGCTGGCGGCGGGGCTGGCGGGCGTGACGCCCGCGCTGCGCGTGCTGCTGGGGCAGATATTGCAGGGGCGGTGAGGTGGAGGGTGATGGTGCGTGTGCCCACCCCGCTGCGATTAGGGCGCAAGCGCCCAAGTCTCGCCGCCCCTCCCGCTTGCGGGAGGGAAGCTTCGGACCTGGCGCGCTTGACCTGCTGGGCGCGATGGCGCGCGGGTTCGGCTGGCGGCCCGACGAATTCTGGGCGGCGACGCCCGCCGATCTGGCCGCCGTGCTGAGGCAGGGGGACAGTCCGGGCGAGCTCGACCGCGCGGGGCTGGCGGCGATGATGGAGGCATTTCCCGATGGATGAAGTGGACGAATTGGTCGTCGCGGTGCGCGGCGACACGGGCGCTTTTCGGCGCGACATCGCCGCGCTGCGCGCCGAACTGGGCGGACCGCTGGTCGCCGAGGCCGAGCAGGCGGGGCGCGCGATCGAGCGCGCGCTGAGCCGTGCGATCGTCAGCGGCAAGCTGGGGTTTGAGGATCTGAAGCGCGTGGCGCTGTCGGTGCTGGCCGATATCGCGCGCGCGGCGGTCGCGAACGGGATCGGCGCCGTGACCGGAAGTTCGGGCGGCGGCGGGCTGCTGTCGCTGGGGCAGAGCGTGGCGATGGCGTTGATGGGCGCACCGGGACGGGCGACGGGAGGGCCGGTCAGCGCCGGGCGCGCCTATCGCGTCGGCGAGCGCGGGCCCGAATGGTTCGTGCCGACGGCGAGCGGACGCGTCGAGGCGGCGGGCGGCGGTACGCGCAACATCGCGATCACGGTCAATGTGCGCGGCGAGACAGGCAGCGAGCCGCAGCGGCTGGCGCAGACCGGGCGGCAACTGGCGCGCGCCGTGCGGCGCGCCGTGGCGGCGGAGGAATAGGATGGTGGACGGTTTTGGGGTGTGGCTTCGTTTCACGGAACGCGACGTCTCGTCCCGTTCGTGTCGAGCTCTTCGACTGCCCGCAGGGCGGGCGCTCAGGATAAACTTCGGCCTTTGGCCGAAGTCGAGACACCTATCGGGGCAGCGCAAGGTCGATGGGTGTCTCGACTTCGCTCGACACGAACGGGTTTCGGAGTCTGGAGGGTGGAGGTGATGGGCTGGGCACTGGTCGCGGCGCGCGAGCCGCATCACCGCACGGGCTGGATCAAGCGCTTCGATGCGCGATACTGGACCGTCGATTTCCCCCGGCCGATGATGGCGAGCGTGGTGACGCCAGGGGAGACGGGGGCGCCGGACGCGCTGCGGGTCGAGACGGTCTTTTATAACAGGCACGACCTGGCCGGGCTGATCTGGGAGGCGGAGGACCGCTGGGACCACCCGCTGCTGGCCTATGAAACGAGGCGGGATTTTCGGCATTGCGTGCTGCGGTTCCGCTGGCGGTCGCACGGCGTGAAGCCGCTCGACGCGCTGCATGGGCCGACACTGACCATCGAGGGGCGCGACGCCGCCGGGAACCCGCGCGCCTGGTATGTGCGGCTGTGGAACTATGCCGTGGGCAGCGGCGAGGACGCCGTGGTGACGCTGGATTTCGACGCGCTGGACGGCGGTTTCGCGCTGCCCGGCGAGGCCGACCGCGTGTGGGCGGGCGATATCGACCGGATGTTCGTATCGCTGGTCCCGCCGTCCTATGACAAGAGCGAGGGCGTGCTGGTCGCGCCCGCCGAAGGCTGGGCCGAGATGAGCGGCATCGCCTGTTCGGGCAGCGGATCGGTGCTGGCGATCGGCGACGTCGTGATGCCCGAACATGGGCTGGGCATGACGGGCGGCTATGACGACAGCTATCACCTGACGCCCGCGCGGCTGGTGCGGCAGATCGTCCAGCTCGGCTATCGCGGCGATATCGTCCATTATGTCGGGATGAGCCATTTTATGCGGCTCGCCGCGGCGGATGGCGGGTTTCGTGTCGGCACGGCGGGCGGGGCGATCAACGCGCCGTGCGCGGCATGGCACCGGGGGCTGGTGGCAGAATGCGCGGCGGCGGGGCTGGGGCTGATCTGGTCGCTGTCCTATGAATTGTTCGACGCTTATTGCCCCGACGCGTGGAAGCAGCGCGACGCGGCGGGCGCCCCGGCGCTGACGGGGTGGGAACCGCCATCGACCTTGCTGTCGCCTGCCCATGCAGGGGCGATGGACTGGCTGCGGCAGGTCGCGCGGGCCTTTGTCGCCATCGGGCGCGAAGCCGGGTTGGCGGCGAAATTCCAGGTCGGCGAGCCGTGGTGGTGGATCGCGGACGGAGGGCGGCTCTGCGCCTATGACGCGGCGGCGACGGCGGCACTGGGCGTCGCGAGCGTCGCGATTCCCGATGTGCGCGGGCCGTTGAACGCGGCGCAGACGGCGATGCTCGACGCGCTGGGGGCGATGCTGGCGGCGTCGACGGCGGCGCTGGTCGCTGCGGCGCGCGACGAGGCGGCGGGGCTGGTCAGCCATCTGCTCGTCTATCTGCCGAGCGTGCTCGACGCCGCCGCGCCTGAGGTCCGGCGCGCCAATGTGCCGGTCGGCTGGGCGGCCCCGGCCTTCGACGTGCTGCAACTGGAGGATTATGACTGGGTGACGGGCGGGCGCGGGGCCGAGACGGCGTCCGCGCGGGCGGCGATGGCCGCGCGGCTGGGCTACCCGATCGCGGAGCAGCATTATTTCGCGGGCTTCGTACTGAATGCCGAGGATCGCGCGCAATGGGCGGCGATCGCCGATGCGGCGGATAGCGCGCGGCGCGCGGGCGTGGCGCGGACTTTCGTCTGGGCGCAGCCGCAAATCGCGCGCGACGGCTTCACGACATATGACGAGGAAGAAGGGGAGGCTGAAGTGCAGGCTTTCGATGCCGTGGATTTCCCGCTGTCGATCGGGCGCGAAGCGATGGTCGTGACGGAGTTTTCGACGCAGATCGTCGCTTCGCCGTCGGGGCATGAGCAGCGCGCGAGCGAATGGGCGGAGGCGCGGATGCGCTATGACGCCGGGCCGGGGGTACGGTCGGAAAGCGACGTGCGGACGCTCGCGGCCTTTTTCCGCGCGCGGCGCGGGGCGGCGCGGGCCTTTCGCTTTCGCGATCCGTTCGACCATGGGTCGGCGGCGGACGGCGGGGCGCCGGGGTCGGCGGATCAGCTTTTGGGGACCGGCGACGGCAGCAAGCGGCGGTTCGTGCTGATCAAGCGTTACGGCGCGGGCGCGGCGGTGCAGGAACGGGCGATCCGCCTGCCCGTCGCGGGCAGCGTGCGCGTGTCCGTGAACGGCACGGAGACGGCGGCGTTTTCGCTGACGGCGGACGGCGAGGTGCTGATGGACGCGGCCCCGGCGGCGGGCGCGGCGGTGCGCGCGGGCTATCTGTTCGACGTGCCCGTGCGCTTTGCCGAGGACCGGCTGGAGACGAGCCGCGCGACCTTCCTTGCGGGCGAGATGGCGAGCGTGCCGCTGGTCGAAGTGAGGGCGCCGTGGTGAGCGGTATGGGGGTGACGGCGGCGCCCGCGTGGCTGCGCGAGGAACTGGTCACGCTGGCGTGGTGCTGGCGGCTGTCGCGGCGCGACGGCGTGACGATCGGGCTGACCTCGCACGACCGCGAGGTGACCGTCGCGGGCCTGCGCTATCGTGCCGCGCCGGGGATGAAGCCGTCGGCGCTGGAGACGAGCGACGGGCTGGATGCCGATACGATGGACTTGGCGGGCGCGGTGTCGAGCGCGGCCATCGCGGCGGATGACCTGGACGCCGGGCGCTGGGACGGGGCGGAACTGGAACTGTTCGTGACCGACTGGACCCAGCCTGATGCCGCGCCCGTGACGGTGGCGCGCGGCGCGCTGGGCGCGATCGAGCGGCGCGGGGCGGGTTTTGCGGCCGAATTGCAGGGCGTGACGCACAGGCTCGACGGGCCAGTGTGTCCGGCGACCTCGCCGTCGTGCCGCGCGATGCTGGGTGACCGCGCCTGCCGCGTCGACTTGGCGCCGCGCACGCATTGGCGGCGCGTGGTGGCGGTCGCGGGGCGCGAAGTGACGCTGGACGCGGCGTTGGCGCCGGGGGCTATGGCGTTCGGCGAGCTGGTCTGGATGGAAGGGCGCAATTGCGGGCTGTCCACGCCGGTGATCGGGGAGGCGGGGGCGGTGCTGCATCTGGCCGAGGCGCCGCCGCTGCCCGTCGCGGTGCCGGTTCGCGTGCGGCTGACTCAAGGGTGCGACAAGCAGCTTGCGACCTGCCGCGACCGGTTCGGCAACGCCGTCAATTTCCGGGGCGAGGCGCATCTGCCGGGCAATGATTTGCTGACGCGCTATCCCGGTGGCTGAGGAGATCGGCGCGCATGCCTTTGCGGCGGCGCGGGGGATGATCGGGGCGCGGTTCCGGCCGCAGGGATGCGACGCGGCGACGGGGTTCGACTGCGTGGGGCTGGTGTGGGCGGCCTATGTCGCGGCGGGCGCGCGGCTGGCGCGGCCCACTTGCTATCCGATGCGCGGATGGGATCGGGCGCGCGTCGAGGCGGCGCTGCGGGATGCGGGGTTCGCGCCGGTTTCGGATGCGCGGGCGGGGGATGTCGTGCTGATCGCCTATGCCGCCGGGCAGTTTCATCTGGGGCTGATGGGGGCGGAGACGATGATCCACGCCCATGCGGGGCTGCGGCGCGTGGTGGAGACGCCGGTGGATGGGATGAGCGAGTTATGGCGGCTTGGCCCCATGCACAAAACTATCATTGATTAGAAAGCCGTGTGCTCCCGCGAAGGCGGGAGCCCATCTCCGGCCGGTTCCATCTTGCACGGACCGGAGATGGGGCCCCGCCTTCGCGGGGACACGCCTGTTTAGCAAGTCTCGCGGGAGCATATGATGGCGACTTTGGTGCTGACGGTGGTCGGCGGGATGGTGGGCGGGCCGGTCGGGGCCGCCGTCGGCGCGGTGCTGGGGCGACAGGTCGACGCCGCGGTGCTGCGGCCGAAGGGACGCGAGGGACCGCGGCTGGCCGACCTGAAGGTGCAGGCGTCGACCTATGGCCAGCAGATCCCGCGATTGTTCGGGACGATGCGCGTCGCGGGCAGCGTGATCTGGGCGACCGACCTGATCGAACGGCGGCGCACCAGCGGCGGCGGCAAGGGGCGGCCGTCGGTGACCGAATACAGCTATGCGGTGTCGCTGGCGGTCGCGCTGTCGTCGCGCCCGATCCGCGCGATCCGGCGCATCTGGGCCGACGGCAATCTGCTGCGCGCCTCTAGCGGGACGTTTCAGGAGCGCTGCGTCTTTCGCTGGCATGACGGCAACGAGGACCAGGCGGCCGACCCGCTGATCGCGTCGGCGCTGGGTCCGGCGTCGGCCAGCGCCTTTCGCGGCATCGCCTATGCGGTGTTCGAGGAACTGGAGCTGGCGGCGTTCGGCAATCGCATCCCGTCGCTGACCTTCGAGATCGAGGCCGATGCGCAGCCCGTCGATGCCGGGCTGGTGGCGAATGTGCTGCTGGACGATGCGGGGCGATGCGAGGGGCGGTGGCCGGTCGCGGGCTATGCCGCGTCGGGCGATCGCGTGCGCGAGGCGCTGGCGCCGCTGTTCGAGGCGGACGGCGTGCGGCTGGTGAGCGGGCCGGACGGCTGGGGGCTGGCCCCCACGGCCTGGACGGAGACGGCGCCCGCCCTGTCCGCCTTTCGCGCGGCGCGGCATGGCGAGGCCGAAAGCGACGTGGTGGAGCGGCGGCGGTCGCCGCTGTCGGCGCTGCCCGGCCTCATCCGGCTGCGCCATTATGAGCCGGAGCGCGATTATCAGCTTGGCCAGCAGGCGAGCGCCGTCGCGGGCGGCGGCGCGCGCGAGGAACGCATCGACCTGCCCGCCGTGCTGGCGGCGGGGTCGGCGCGCGCGCTGGCGCAGCAACTCGCGGCGGCGGCGGCCGACGAGCGCGAGACGCTGATCGTCGAGGCCGACCTCGCGGCGCTGGCGCTGCCGGTCGGGGTGCCGGTGCGGCGCGAGGACGGTGGCCTTTGGCGACCGGCGGCGCGGACGGTGCGGGACGGGCGCGTGACGATCGAACTGAGGCGCTGCCAGCCCCTGTCGGCGACGGTGCTGCCCGCCGAGCCGGGGGTTCCCGTCGCCGCGCCCGACTGGCCCGACGCCGAAGGCGTGGTGCGCCTGTTCGACTTGCCCAATTTCGACAATCCGGCGGCATCGAGCCCGCGCATCGCGATCGCGGGGGCGGGACGCAACGGCGGCTGGCGCGGCGCCGACCTGTGGTTCGTCGCAGCGGCCGGGATGGAACCGGAACCGGTCGGCTCGATTCGTCCGGCGGCGGCGCTGGGCGCGCTCGACGCGGCGCTGGGCGCCGGGGCGGATCATCTGTTCGACCGGCGGAATGATGTGGTGGTGACGCTGCTGGACCCCGCGATGACGCTGGAATCGGTCGACGACATGCGGTTGCTCGGCGGCGCGAACCGGGCGATGATCGGCGGCGAGATGATCCAGTTCGGCAGCGCGGAACCCGTCGCGCCGGGCCTGTGGCGCCTGTCGCGCCTGCTGCGCGGGCGGGCGGGAACCGACGCGCGGACGGCGCATCCGGCGGGCACGGCGTTCGTGCTGCTGGACGACGCGGCGCTGTTGCTGTTGCCGGGCGACATGGCCGCGCGCGCCGAAGGCGGCGGCGCGACGCTGCAATGGATCCCGCGCGGCGGCCATGCGATCGAGGCGGTCGCGGTGCCGTCGACCGCGACGGCATTGCGGCCACCGGCGCCCGTGCACGGGCGCGTCCGCTCCGACGGCGCGGGCGGGTTGCGGATCGACTGGGCGCGGCGCAGCCGAATCGATACGGGATGGCGCGACCATGTCGACCTGCCGCTGGGCGAGGCCACCGAAAGCTGGCGCATCGCGCTCGATCCGCCGGTCGCGGGTGTCGGACCGTGGCAGGCGTCGGCCCCGTCGCTCGATCTGGATGCGGCAGAGGTCGCGCTGATTCCGCCCGGCCGCGCGCTCGAGATTCGCCAACGGGGCGACCTGGCGCTGTCGCCGCCGCTGCTGTTGTCCCTGGCTTTGCCTTAACCCTTGACCTGACCCTTGACCTGAAAGGATGGATGATGACGGATGCTCCCGCCACGCCGCGCTTTGCGCTGCCCCTGCTTGCCCCCGCGCAGGCGCAGAAGGAGATGTATCATAACGAGGCCTTGACGCTGCTCGACGCGCTGGTCCAGACCTGTGTGGAAAGCGGGCCCGCCGCGACGCCCCCCGTCACGCCCGGGGAGGGGCAATGCTGGCTGGTCGCGGGCGGCGCGACGGGGGCATGGAGCGGCCGGGGCGGGACGATCGCGCTGTGGACCGCGGGCGGCTGGCGCTTTGCCGCGCCACGCAAGGGGATGCGCGCGGTGCGGCTGTCCGACGGTGCGGTCCTGCGATTCGACGGCGGCGCCTGGGCCGGACCGGCGACGGTCGCCGCCCCGTCCGGCGGCGCCGTGATCGACGCCGAGGCCCGAGCCACGATCGCGGCGCTGATTTCGCTGCTGGCGGGCCATGGTCTTCTGATGTCAGGCTGA